TAATGTCTATGGTTGGCGATTGGATCGTGAATCTAATTATGGAAGCTTGATACAAGTGAGAATAGGAGAAAAAGCTGTATTGCCAGACGGTGATTTTGGTGAGAAGATATACGATCAGATAAGAGTCATTGAACCAGGAAAATATCGTGTATTTAGAAAGAAAGAAACGGTAGATGAATTATATGAAGAAGATACTGGTATTTATCCTACTGACATGTCATCACCTGCTGTAGAAAAAGATTTTAAACAAGTTGAATCAGGTGAATTTTCTTTAGGTGAAATACCTTTAGTAACTATTTACTCTGGTAAGGTTGATAATATGATTAGCAAACCACCATTACTTGATATTGCATATTTAAATCTTGCACATTTTCAGAGACAAGCTGATCTTATTCATAGTTTGCATGTTGCATCTCAACCTATGCTTGTAATGGAAGGATATGACGATCAGACAAAAGATTTAGCTATATCTGTTAATTATGCAATGGCAACTCAACCAGGAAATAAAATTTATTATGTAGAACCAGCAAGTAGTGCTTTTGATGCTCAATCTGCTGAGATCAAGGAATTACAAATGCAAATGGCTACTTTAGGAATCAGTACATTATCACAACAGAAATTTGTAGCTGAATCTGCTGATGCCAGAAGGTTAGACAGAGTAGATACTAACTCTATGCTTGCTATGGTTTCTATGGAATTAGAACAGAAACTACAGAAAGCATTTAATTTATCTGCTGATTATGTTGGAATTGAACCACCAGAAGTAAAGATTAGTAGAGATTTTGATATTGAAAGATTAATTGGACAGGATATTACAGCATTAACTTCCTTGTTTGACCAACAAGTTATTGATAGAGATGAATTTAGAGACATTTTGGTGCAGGGCGAAGTATTACCAACTGCTAATGAAACTAAATCTGAATAATTTGTTACAATAGTATAAAAGTAATTCAATTGTGATATATTTTTAATATATATATGCAGATTTTAAAATGCCTATTCCACAGATGCGTTACGAAGAAATTAATCCTCCAGAAAAAAAGCCAGAAGTAAAGAAAACTTCTAAAAAAGACACTACTAAAGAAACAAAAAAATCTGAAGAATAATATGGCAGAAGAAGCTGTAAACAATCAACAGGAGCAACCTACTCCTGTCGTGACTGATTCGCAACCTGATTTATCAGCACAGTTAAAAGAGGCGAATGAACGTGCTGCAAAAGCAGAATTATTGGCAGAACAGGAAAAAAATCGTGCCGAAGAGATGACCAAGCAGTTTAATAATGCAAAATCTAAAATCGGTCAATATTATGACGATAGAAAACAAGCCTTAGAAGATCAAGGTGCTTATAAACCTTTATGGGAGGAGGCTAATAAGACAAATCAAGATTTACAGGCAAAAATAGCTCAATTAGAGCAAGAAAACCAGGATATAAAAACTTCTAATGATAGAGCAAACACCAGACAAACAGCATTAGCAGCTATCAGTAATCTTGGGGCTATAAATGCAGAGCAAACTTTATCTTTAATAGAAAGTAAATTACAGAAAAATGCTCAAGGTGAAGTTGTAGTTCTTGAGGGTGGAGTTGAACATAATTTAACTGCACATCTTACAGGTCTTAAAAATCCAGGTAGCGGTTGGGAACATCACTTCAAAGCTAGTAGT